TTATGTCTGACGCTATATGAATATCTAAATAAAGATTTAAATTTTCTAATATTTCAGTAATACGTTGCAGATTTGTTTTACTTATTGGCGCATTGTTGTCATTATAGCCTATTGGACTATCAAAATTGTTTAGAGTACCTAAACCATCAAAAGCGTTAAAACTTACCGCAAATGGCGGTGTAATCATTTTCTCTTTGTATCTGTCTACAACTAAAAACCCTGACCAATATTCTGCCCAATTCGTATAGCGTTCTGTAATTTTATCAGAAATACAACCAATTGATTCAAAAGATCCTCCTACATCTAAAACATTACGTCTAAAACTTGTTGATGTTGTTAGTGTTGGGTCAATAGCACTATCTACGCACTCAATGGACTCAATATTTCCTCCATCATCTGAAACCCTATCAGAATATAAACCGCCTTGTGTTTGATTGTAATAAACGACAACTTTATATTCTCTTTCGTCAAACTTGTAAAAATCATCATAAGTAACGTCATCGGTAACAAATAGATTTAATTGACATTTTGAGCCTATAATTGGACTATAAAAATCGTTAGATGATTGCCAAGATATTGAAACCGGATTCGCGCCTCCTATCATTGGAAGTATATCGCCGGTATAATCTTTTTTTAATATTTCAATTTTTTTCCCATATCCTAAAACATCGGAAAACTCTAATCTGTATTTTACGCCGTATGCCATTCTTTTTTTTTAGTAAACCCTTACCGCAGTTTCGTTTGCTCTTTCTATTGCAATCAATAAATCTTGTCCATCAACTCTAACCTCTCCAGTTACGTTTATGTTTCCGCCTCCTCTACTTTTTCCAATCATACCTTGCAACTTATTCAATGGCGCTATAACCTCAGGATTTTGTCTTGCACCAGGATACTCTCCAACCAATCCCATTGTCGGGCCGCTTACAATTCCACCATCTGCAAAAGCAGTTGCTCTTCCACCACCTGAGCCAATTTTTGATGCTCCGGCTTTAAATAAAGATCCCAAAGCAACCAAAGCAATACCCGCAGCGATAGCAACCCCAGGCGCTAAAGATTTAAAAGCAATTTGTATTTTCTTTAATGTTATACCAATACCAATAGCTAATTTACCTAATTGCATTGCCATACCTCCAATAGTTCCTAAAATAACTTTTGATAATTTACCGGCTAAGTTACCTCCTCCAGTAATTGCGCTACCTAATGCAGCGCCAATTCCAGACGCAATATTTTGTAAACCTCCGTTAATAATTTGTCCGGCTCTTTGATTAAATACCTCCGCTTGTTGTAGCGCTAATAGTCTATTTTCTGCTAAAACCGCTTGTTGTTCCGCCATAACAGTTGGGAGCCTTTCAGTATCGGCTGCAATCATATCGCTTATAGGCGTTTGAATTCCCGCACCGCTTACTCCTTCCGTTGCAGTTGTTGCCATCGGTCTTGTTGGAACGCCACCATTTCCGCCACTTACACCACTTGGAGTAACTCCACCTTCACTTGTTCCGGCACCACTTACCGCCATTTCAACCGGAATAACTATTTTTGCTATTGTTTTTTGTTGTAACGCTTCATTGAAATTATCTACAACAGAACTACCTAAAGTTGAGGCGTCTGTTTTAATAGATTCAAATGCGCTTGTGACGTTGTTTTTTAATCCATCTGCTAAGTCTGTAAACCCTTGTACAATTTTATCTTTGTCAAAGGTAAAAATGCCCATAATAATATCGCCAATGCCCTTAAATAATGTCATAAAGTTTTTTGCAAAGGTTTTTATTATTGTAGAGAAAGTAGAAAAAACAAACTTTCCAACGGCTAACATATTTTTAAAATTCATTATTAACGAATCAACCGCTAATTGAATAGGCAATGAATTGTTGTACAATTCTATAAAATAGTTTCCTATTTTTACTAAAGCGGATTTTATACCCGCCCAATTTTTATAAATTACAACTGAAATTGCAGTTAATCCGGCAACTATTAAACCAATCGGCCCCATCATAACAGATAATGCTGTTCCAATAGCCGGTGCCATTGTCATAAGTGTTCCTAAAATATAAAGAACTGGCCCTAAAGCCGCAGCGATACCCGCTAAAACAACTATTAATTTTTTTGTTGATGGACTTAATTCTGCAAATTTTTGTAACAATCCGTTTGCAAATGATACTAATTTAGTAAATACTGGCAATATAACTTGACCAAACTTCGCAGATAATTCTTTTAAAGATTCTTGAAATATTCTCATTTGGTTTGCAGCTCCTCCGCTTGTTCTACCAAAATCGCCTTGAGCGTTTGAAGTTGATTCCATTATAAATTTATAACGTAACGCAACTTTTTGCGCTTGTGTCATTGTTTTTATATTGGCGTTCATACCTCTTTCCATTGCAAAACTCTCTAAATTTGTCTGAGTCATAACAATACCCAACCTTTTTAAAGATTCGGTCTCTCCGGTAAAAACTCCCGCTAATGCAGTTGTCGCTTGGTCAATTCCTATGTTTTTAAAAGATGCTAAATCTCCGGCTAAACCAACCAAAGATGTACTCATATCAGATGCAGCGCTTTGATTTAATCCCATTGAGGTAGCCATATCTCCAAATAAAGCAGCCATATCTAAAGCACTACCTTCTGCAATACCAAATTGTTTTAATGTAGTTTTTGCAAAGTCTTTTACTTCTTGTTTAGATTCGCCAAAGGCAACATCTACTTTGTTCATTGATTCTTGGAAATCACTTGCAAACTTTACTGCTGCGCCACCGGCAACGGCTAAAGGCAAAGTCAATCTAGTTGATAAAGATTTTCCAACGCTTTGCATCTTTGAGCCAAAACTTGATAATTTAGAACTCGCAGAACTTAGCGCATTTTTTAACTTGGAGGAATCTCCGGTAATATTTATTTTTAAATTCTGTTCGGCCATAGTATTAAATAAGTTGAAACAAAAATACAAAAAAAAAGACGCTTTTATTTTAACGTCTTTTTATTAGTCATTGATTGATATTTTGCCATAAAAGAATCCATTTGTTCTTTAGTAGATTTAGGCTCTGCCCTTTTCTTTTTTCTTGCAATATCGCTTGGTAATTTAAATAAATCTTCAGGCTTTAACATCTGAGATTTTTTCTCACATTGGACATTGTGAATCATTACGGCAATGTAACGAGTTTGCTCCCAATTTAGATTGATATTGTTGTGATAGTGTTGAGCAATTAAAGCATTTTCCCTCCAAGTTTGCCGCCAAAAATCGTCAGGCTTTATTCCAACTAATCCAATATAGTGATCAGTTAAAGTTTCAAAATTTACTTGTTCTTTGACGGCTGACGCTTTCCCTTAGTTTCAGTTTCGCCATTTAAACTATTACCTAGAATTTTAGATTGTAACATTACCTCAACAATCTCATTTATTTTTTCGGCGTCTAATTCATCTAACCAAGCGCCAACAGTAAATAAATTATAATCTATTTCGTTACCTTTTTCTTGGTCGTTTGCTAAGATTGCTGAATAAACTAAGGCTCTTAATCCTTTTATTGATATTCCGTTTTGAAATGCTCCGCCAATATCGGCTAAACTTATTCCTAATTGCTCGGTAAATTCCGACCAAAAGTTCATTGAAAAATGTAGAGTTCTGTTTTTGTTACCGACTTTGATGTCAATGTAACCCCTTTTTTTGTTTGTCATTTTTTAAGGTTTAAAATTAATATAAAAAAAGCCGTCGCCAAATAATGACGGCGGCCTATATGATAAAAACTAATTATTATTAGTTAGTTGATTTTGTGATTGCTCCAGTGATAGTTAAAGATCCGCTATAAGTTACGGCAGCTTCCATCTCAGCAGACATTTCTACACTTGATAAAAATGCTTCAGCAGTATAAACTGCATCTCCAGTTTCAGCAGTTCCAAATACGCAAGTTAATTGAGTTCTAGCTAAAAGAAAATCAGCCATTTCAATAGCATTTGACGCATCGTCATATACTACTAATCCCTCGAAAGAAATTTCTCCACCTTTTACGCCTCCAATATACTCAGAAAAGCCGTTTGAATCTTTAGTTGTAGCTTCCGGCGTGTCCATTGATAAAGACATTGAACAACTTGTAGTGTGTCCAACTGTGGCACCTTCCACTGTTAAAATTAAGTTAGTTCCGTTAAATACTCCGGTTGTAGCCATTTATGTAATTTTTAATATTATTAATTTTGTGTAAATATACGAAAATATTTATTTATGAAAATAGTTCAATTTATTGTCCTATTATTTTATTTATCATTGTTTGTATCTCCTTTGGATCTACATTTAATCTCATTGATAAACCACCTTGCCATACTCTTTTTAATTTATTGCTTTCATCAAACAATATAATTGCTGGTACAGATTTTACTTGTTCTTTAAACTTCTTTGGTTGGTCATCATAATTAACTTTTAAAACTTTTACGTTTTTAAGTGTGCTTAAATGTTTATAGTCATTGCTTTTATTCCAACTTGAATTAACATATAATAAAGTAACTTTTTGAGAATATAGATTTACAGAAAATAAAAGTGATATTACAAGTAAAAAAGTTTTCATAATTATCTTTTTATTATTTGGAATAGTTTCTCATCAATCTTGTCTAGCTTTTCACTATTCTTATTTACCTTTTCATTGATGTTTATTATCGTTGTACGAACTAACTCATCTTTTAATTCATACTCTGATTT